TTAAACGAGGTCAATTAATTTATCCACGACTTGTTCTTCAATATCCGGCAAAACGTGACTATATGTGTCCATAGTCTGCTGAAAGGAAGAGTGGCCCAACCGCACCTGCACGACCTTGAAATGAACACCGGCTTTTAGCAATAGCGTTGCGTGGGTATGCCGTAACATATGGAAAGTAAGGTGGAAGCCTGCCAGCTTCCCATATTTATTGGCCGTATGACTGATATATTTTGGATCATATGGACGACCATCGCGCCGGCAGAACAATAACCCGTTATCCTCATAGTCTGATGCGGACATCCTGTTTTTGAGCGTCCACATGATTTGTCGTCTTAAAATGGCCATCGTCTTCGCATCGACGGAAATCGTACGCCGGGAAGCGGCGTTTTTTGTTGTTGGTGATATAACCGGCTTTCTATCGATGAGAAGAACCGTTTGATTGACAGAAATAGTCGATGCTTTTGTATTGACATCACGGATACGCAAGCCAAGTAGCTCAGAGCGCCTAAGGCCAGTGTGTAGGGCCACGTAGTATAGATTATAGTGGCAGGGGTTAGAAATGACGCCTAACAGGCGCTGAGCTTCATCTTTTGATAATGCTGATACCTGCGTTTTCTGCTTTTGCGGTAATTTGACACCACGCATGGGAGATACGGGCAATACTCCATCATTGACAGCCTGATTGAGTCCGATTCGGACAACAGCCAGCGCATACTGTACAGACCGATTACTATATCCGCGATCCAGTAAATCAGCAATCAATTTACGAAACATATGGGGCTGTAAATTGACCAGCTTGATTTTGGCCATGGTTGGCAGCACATACCTGCGCAACTGATATACGTATGATTCATATGTATCTGCCGCCAGCGTCGCTCTGGCGCCTCGTAGCCATATCGACAGCCATTGACCTAGAGTGACATTGTAATCGACGTTAGGGGCAGCCTGGATGGTGTTTTTGAATTGTTCGCGCCGCTGCTCGGCGTCTTTTTTGGTCCTGCCATAAAACCAATGCCGTTTGCCGTCGATAGTTAGCGATACTTTGTAGCGTCCATCAGGTCTTTTTTTCATAAAAATCGCCTCTTTTAAAAATTAAAATAAACTCAAAAGGTATTTTTTATATTCACAAATACACTCATAAAGTGTATAATATAATTAAAGGAGGACGTCATGAGCAAATATATTTTCCCAGCTACATTTCAATGGGATGAAAAAGACAAAGTATATTACGTAAATTTTCCGGATGTAGACGGTTGCTTTACCGATGGCGCAACCTTGACCGAAGCAATGGAAAATGCAGACGATGTTTTGAATTTAATGGTCTGGAATATGGAACAGCAAAAGCAGGCTATACCCGAACCGACACCGCGGGATAAAGTAAAAGTACCGGAAAATGGATTCGTTAATTTAGTGGTTGCTGATACCGACGCGTATCAAGATGTCATTGACCGGGAAAATAATCCTATCAAGTATGCGCGCAAGAAAGCTGGATTGAATGTAAAAGGATTAGCTGACCTCTTAGGCGCACCGTATCGTACGGTCCAGGAATGGAACGCCGGAAATCGGATGCCGCCCAAATGGGTACAGCGTTTGATTATCGAAAAAATCGAAGCAAATATGTAGTAATTACCCGCTGTCGAGTAATATAGACAGCGGGGGATTTACATACTATATTTTAATTAAATTGTCAAGGAGAATATTGATTTCAGTGGAAAAGCGTTCCAGCCTCTGATATAATAAACACAAAGGAGGTGTATTGTCATGGTAAGCAATATGATTAAATTGTTCCGCCAAACAGTCTCAGATATTGCTATTTTCATGGCAATATGCGCAACGATTGTTTGCGTTCTAACGATTCTATGGTGGATATTCCCAATAGGAAACGAGTCGTTGATGAAAATCGTTAGATGGATTTTAGGAGCAATCATTACTTTTGTGCTGATCGGAATAAAAAAGATTAAAATTAATTAATATGGAGAAGACCAGTTAATCCTGGTCTTCTTTTTTTACGCGCGGATCCTCTACTCGTAGTCGACCTTGTATTTTCTTCATGTTGGATTCCCCGATAATTTCGTGATTTTTATATTTTTCTATCGCATGAGTAATACTTTCGATTAATCCATCCGTTTTCATTGTTACTTTAGCGTTTTTTACAACAGATATATTTAGCTCGCCTCCACATATACCTATAAATATGATTGCGGCTAAAGCAACAAACACAGGATTTCCAAGTAATTCAATTAAACCGGCAGATTGCACATTTGTTCTTGACTGCACAGAAACCACTTTACTCGGAAGCTTTAATTCTTGGGCGATTTCTTTAGCACGATATAAAATACCCTGCATATAAGTTGGAATATCAAATGCATTGGGACTTTCGGGAGTACGAATATCAAGCGTTAAATGGGCAATGTTGTCTTTGACGTAAAATGGATGGATAGCTCTTTCGATAAATTCACTATAGTCATCTACCATTGAAAGGGTTTGCTGATTTCTAAAAAACGTATAGAGTTTTGAGTCTACTCTTCCTTTTGAAATACCCCGAATCCAATGGGTTTTACGGCGACGTGTATATGGACATTTATTTTCACCAATGTCTTCATCACTGACGTTAACTGTATAATAATCATCGTCTTCAATATATCCAAATGCAAATTGAGCAGACGATGCAGATGGAATGATTACAATATCTCCTTTACGCATTTCCTTACAAAATTTATAAACTTGATTGAGTACGCGGGTAGCTTGAGGATGGTTGATTTTTACCTGTTCCAATAATTCATCTGTACGTTCACTTTCTTCTACACAAGGAACATCTTCATGACCAATGCCGACAAATTCATCAAGAAAAAACTCATCAAAATAACTTCCGCCTTGAGTTCGGATAAACCAATAATGACGCGGTTTAGATATTTCGATAATAGGTAACCCCTCGATTTTTAATAAAGAATACAAATCATTTACTATAGCATCAGTACAGGCTTCAATATTCTTCATGCAGATTCATCCTTTCAAGTACAGAAGATAATTTAATGGCTTTTCACGGCTTACATACGCCGCAAGGTACATATCCTTCGGCAAGAGCTTCATCACGGGAGTCGATGGGGACAAAATTTTCAGGATGCTTGATGGTACGGCAGTCGGTATAGTGGAATTTCATGGAACGGGGATTGCCCAGGTAGTCGGCGGCAAAGGCTGTGCCGACTGAGGACAATACGCAGATCATAGCCAGGGCCAGGGTAAGTTTCTTCATCATAGGATTCATCCTTTCTTTTATTTTTTCTTCAGTTGGTTTTTCTTTCATTGTTACCTGGGGATAATTTGTCCCTATGTAGTTACCGAGTTCTGTATATATCTTTTGCATATCTGTTGAAAACGCCATGGATTTCGCAAGATAAATTATCTATAACGGTATTTGGCAGAGATCTTCTGGATATCTTGTGAGTTTAATTAAAAGAATCTTCAATCAAAGAATTTTAGGAACAATATATTCCACTATTTTACGGCATGCTTCTACAGATTTTTCGCTGCCAAAGTTTACAGTGTTTTCATCATTAACGCGGTCAAAACCTTTCATCTCGGTAAATTCGTGTGCATAAGTCGAAAATTCAATGAAACCAGTTGTAGCACCAGTGGATTTTACTTGAATAGAAACGATATATCGGAAAGGAATAATTTTGTATGTCCGGTTTCCTAAATTCATCAAGCCTCCCTTAGTACGGTCAATAACAATACAATTTTCATGGACAAATAAGTTTGCCCCGCGCCCGTCAAGGTAGAATAAGTGTTCACCCAATACAGATGCCATAGGGGAAACAGGAGCTACTTTTTCTTTGTTGTGTGAAAATAATCCCATGGTAAAACCTCCTATTTTTATATCGTATAAATGGGTTTATTCAATAAATCACATCATGATCCATGCGTGTACTTTTTCTACGCTGGCTTTAATTTCATCAGCTGAGGGGGCATTTTGATAAGAATTGACGAAGTCCTCATAACTGGATTTGGGATTTTGCTGAAGAAATTTATTATACAAAATATATGTTCGATAGTCGCGTTCTGTCGGCTTTTTTGACCAATCCTTATCTATATTGAGGCTTTCAGATACTTTCCCATTAATGGATTGTATTTGACCATATGTATAAGGAACGCCATCAATATCAGTATCAGTAAAACTGACAAATAAATTAGTTGCCTTCGGATTTTCTTTTTTTGCCTTATCAAAGACTTCCTGGCTAATTTTTTCAAGCTGTTCTTTAGTTACGGAAGAATCAGGAATAATAGCGATATAGGCCATTTTGGTTGGTCTTTTATCCGAAAGCACGAGTTTGTAATTTGACGATGAAACATTACTCGATGTTTGCTGAGAGCTACTTGAGTTACTAGAAGATGAATCACTACTACAACCGCCAATAGATACAACGGACAATAAAGCACAAAGGGAAGCGGCTACTAACATTGATTTTTTCATATACATCAATCCTTTCTAAAATTTTCGCCTCATTTCCACGACCTTGCCAATGATTTGTATAGGAAGGTTTTGGATATCTTTGTTTGAATAAAATTGAGGGGTATAGATGGCGGCATTATGACCGATGAGGGTGATGCCGGCCGGGCTTTCTTTTATTTCTTTGACGGTGGCATCGTTACCGTTCACGAGGACAATGGCAATGTCGCCGCTATCGACAGTGGATTGCTTCTTGACGATGACAATATCCCCATCACGGAGCGTCGGTTCCATCGACGCGCCTTTGACCTGGAGCGCAAAATAATCGCCAGTGGCTGCCATTTCCGGCGTGATTTCCTCATAATCAAGAATCTCCTGGACAGCATCAATAGGAACACCAGCGACGACACGACCAAGAACGGGAATTTTCACACCGTGAATTTTCCCTTTAGACAAAGAGTCCCCGAACAGATCGTCTCGCGACATATTAAATAATGTCATCAGCCCTTTGATAGCCTTGTTTCTTGGTACAACGCCTGCATTTTCCCAGCGATCTACAGCCTGCTGGCTAACCCCTATCTTTTTTGCTAAAGCTTCTTGTGACAATCCCAATCTTTCACGGTTCCTTTTTATATTTAAACCGATACTCATTTAACCCCCTCCCAATCGTCATAATCCTATTTTACCTCATTATACTAAAAATATTAGTAAAATAAAAACTAATTTAAATTGTTATATACTATTGAATACTAATTAAATTAGTGATATAATGCAATTACAAAATAAATTAGTTAAAAAGAAAGAAGGTGATGTAAATGCGTAAAGCATTAATTGCATATCGAGGAGTGCGTAGTCAAGAAAAAATGGGAAAGTTATTCGGAGTTTCACAGCAGACGTGGAGCGCGTGGGAAGTAGGAAGAGCAACGCCGCCGGCTAAGACTATGCAAAAGATTGCCAAAATGAGTAATCAATCAATCGAAACACTTTTTCCTGATATTTTTAACTAATTTAAATTGTTAAAAGGCAATTAGTACTAAATTGTAAAAAAGAAAAAATGGGAGAAATGATGAAGCTAAAAATTATGGCCATCGTGCTGTTCGCACTTGCGGCCCTGGGCATCGAGTACTGGATATACGACACCGGGATGTTCAAGGAGCACATGACGTTTCTGGAATTTCTGCTTTTGACAGGGAGAAACTGAGGTTAAAGGAGATGAGAAAATGAAACATTACAACGAATACGTAGACAGCCGTGGCTGGCATTATCGAGCTATGCCGCTTATCGGCGGTCAACCATACGCACCTTGCTATCAGCGTACACCCGGTGGCGGTTGGCATCGGATGAAACAGATGATGTTGCGCATGACATTGGCCGAAGCCAAACAAGATCTTGATGAATATGCGGCCAAGAAAGGCTGGACGGGATTAACGAATTATATGGGAGGAAATCCATAATGGACAGCATGACAACAATCGAGGTACTTCGGCAAGAAGTATATGACGCGGCATACAGGTATTACATGGACCTTCACCTTGATCCATCTAAAACGCCAAATACATACTTCATATATGTCGGAGTGGAAGAGCTGGCCGGAAGCATACTTAGAGGAGGAAGCCGGGATACCTATCCGGATATGGCCGATGACTGGCTGGACCGTATCGAACAAAAGGCCAAGCAAGACGTATACTGTTTGAATTGGCCGCATTAAGGGCTGGTGATATTATGAGAAAACTAATAATGGAAAATACTCGGGACTGCACTGGAACCATGGTAACGCAGTTCAAAAGCCCGAAAGGTGGAAACCTGACCTTCGTGGACATTCATAATTACCTGGTCCGTACATTTGGTGGCGGTGTATATTTGGCCGTCATAAACGCAAACGACGGAGAGATTGTAGATAAAATCGACGTCATAGACGCGTATGATGCCAGCGACATGGAACGTTTCCTTTGATGTTCAGTTTCATTATAACGGAAAGGAGATGGATGAACATGAGTAAAAGGTTCGGGATTGAAATAAAAAGAGCCCGTAAAGGGGCAGACTTAACGCAGGAGCAGGCAGCGGAAGCATTAAATATTTCCGTGCGAACGTATGCAAAATACGAAGGTGGCGAAATCCTACCGTGCGATGACATGGTAGCAGCCATGATGAATATTTTCGATAATCCTTGCCTGGGATATACCTATCTCTCGCAGGAATCGGAAGTCGGCCGGCTGATTCTGCCGAAAATCGGCAAACTGCCAGGCGTTGCGGCCGGAGCCATGCAATACCATATCGCCTTGGCAGAAGCCAATAACGACTCGATGAAGCTGGAGAAAATCTGCTGTGACGACAAAATCGACGCATACGAAGCCTTAGCCATACAGCCGCTCATCGACAAGATCTTTGAATTGGCAGGACGAGGGCTGACACTTTGGCTAACGTGTCCGAAACGGACACAAAAAAAGAACCGCCCGGCGGCAACCGGACGGCTCTAAGGAAAAAAGTTGATAGCTACATTATAGCACGACAAGTGAAGGAAGGGAAGAAGATGGAACGAAAGCCAATGGAAAAGATGAAGCTGTGCGACCAGCTCACGTGGAATCGAAAAGAGCTGGCACAGGTAACAGGGAGAAGCCAGGAAATCGTGGATAAATGGATCTACGAAGGTGCGCCATGCATCAAAGAAGGGCATACCTATGTATTTGAACGGACAAGCATCATTGCCTGGCTTCGCGAACGGGCTATTAATCGTATCGGTATGACCAGGAAGAACGTCTATGACGACGTATTTCCGGGCATTGAATTAGCGTGAACAGGAGGGAAATCGATGAAACGAGAAAGGCATATTGGACGTTTTTTACTTGCCCTGGCGGTGGCTTGCAGTGTCGGTCTGTATGCAGGACATTCACTGGGAGAAACCGTGAAAGCCCAAGAAGATGCCCAAGTCCACATCGTGGACCAGGGGGAAACACTGTGGGAAATCGCCAGGCCCATTGCGGATGAACGCGGTATGGATATCCGCGAAGTCATCTATGAAATCAGCGTGAATAACGATATCAATAGCACGGACGACATCCGCCCTGGGCAGCGGTTAGTCATTAATTTCTGAAAGGCACTGGAGGCCATAGAAGCATTGCCAGCTTGGCACAAAAGGAAGAAAAGGAGGCATGCTTGATGAAATGGGTAGACACACGCTATGAATTACCGGCCCTGCATCGCAGGGTACTTGTCGCAATGAATGTAGGCACAGACTGGGAATTTGTTGCAATAGGAACGTTCTGTATGGATCATTGGATTGTAGACGGGGAAATCCGCCTTGTCACAATGCAAGAGGTACAGTATTGGGCGCCGATAGCATCGACGCCAAGGAGGGGAAAATAACGTGAATATTATGCCGGTTGACGAAGCCTATGAAAAAATACTCTGCTGTGCTATGCGCTATGCCCTGGGACGGCGAACACACATCGTCTATGAAGTCGCCGACTATATCAAGAAGGTGTTGCCGGCACTGAGCCTGGACACGCTGATGATCATGCAGCAGGATATCGAAAACCAACACGGCTTCGGCGATGAACTGGATGAAAAACGGTGGATGATGTTATACGTCGATATCCTCAACGAAATCAAAAAGAAATACGCCTGTGAAATGAGGGAATAGCCATGAAAAAACAGGATGAAAGCAAGTGGTTCCGGCGGATGCAGAACCGTAACGTCCATCAAGACATTGCCCAGGCGGCCATCAAGCTGGCGACTAAAGAAATCCATGCCGGACACTGGCACGGGTACGCCGAGGAAATGTATTACAAAGATGGCTTTCCCTGCATCCGCTGGCAAGACGGTCATTGCGCTCATTACAATATCGTCAAAGGGACGGTATACTAATGGACCCGTGTCCGCTATGCGGCCAGCCGACGCACAGTTGGATCTATTGCCGCAAATATAAAAGGGACATCTGCCAGGACCACTGCGAAGATTGTCCGTGGTTCATGGGGAAGATGTTATGGAGTTGCCGCTATTCAGAGAGGAAGAAAACACATGAAAATCGCTATTTACAACCTAAAAGGGGGCGTCGGTAAGACGGTAACGACGGCGAACCTGGCCTACCTTTACGCTACACAACGGACGCATCACGTGCCCGGCAGTCATCGCGGCCAGGCACCGCAAGTACTCATGATTGACTGTGACCCGCAAGGAAATCTGACACAGTTCTACAAACGGTACGACCAGTCAGCTCCGTGTGGGATGCGGGAAAAAGAAATCATCGGCACGGACTGGCCGTTTCTGTCGCTCATGCCGGGAAATATGGATTTGTATGAATTGGAACGCAGTTATTACGAAAGCAAGACCGTCGATGCTCTGGCCGACATCGGCAGCGGATATGATATTGTCCTTATCGACTGCCCGCCGGCACTGAACATGCTGACCATTAACGCGCTGAGCATTGCGGACTTTATCGTCATCCCAGTGCGGCTGGACGCCTTTTCCAGCCAGGGGCTGGTGGAACTCGACACACAGCTTCAGGACGTCCTGCAAATCAATCCGGCTCTCCAACTGTTGGGCGTGCTCATCACGCATGACGAACGGACGACGCTGAGCGATGAAGCGGAAGGACTGCTAAGAGCCAGCTTCCCTGTCTTCGATACGAAAATCAGCCGGAGCCGCTGGATCATCGACAGTACATTGATGTGCAAGCCGCTGGCCGAACTCGGTATGACACTCAAACCAGCATGGCAATATAGAAAATTAGCCAATGAAATCATAAAGAAGGTGAAAGAATGAGCTTAATGGAAAACATGGGCCTCGTCAACAAGGACAAGGACCGAACTATTAAACAGATTCCGGTCAATCTGCTCGTAGAGAACCCGGATAACTTCTATATCGTCGGCGATGTAGAAGAATTGAAGAACTCGATTATCGCCGCCGGCGGCGTCCGTCAGAACTTGATTGTCGAACCGATGAAAGACGGACGGTACATGATTGTATCCGGCCATCGCCGGTGCAAGGCCGTCAAAGAGCTGCTGAAAGAGCAGACTGTGGGGATTCCCGATACCGTACCTTGCGAAATCTCTACGGACCATTATGGAAATCAATTGCTGCTTATCGATACGAACAGTACGTCCCGGGACTTGACTGCCTGGGAACGAGTCGAACAGTATAAACAGCTCAACAGTCTGTTTAAATACGGCGTCATGACCGGGAAAATCACAGGCCGCAAGCGCGATGCCATCGCTAAGACACTGCACGAAAGCAAGACCAACATTGCCAGGTACTCGGCCATCTCGAATAACCTGCGTAAGTACTACGAAGACTGGATGAAAAGCGGCAAGCTTGGCATCTCGGCAGCCTATGAGCTGTCGAAGCTGACGCCGGATATGCAAAAAGAATTCTATGAACAGCATAAAGACGACACGGAAATCACGCTGAAAGCCATCGAAGTCTTCATCGCGCCCGTGGCGGGACCGGAAAAGACAGAACCCGTCTATTATCCAGAGACGCAGGGAGAAACGCCGGCAACACACAAAGTAACGCATGGAACGCAAAATGATGCGTTGCATTTAGAAGAAGACGAAAAGCCAGAAGAAACGCTGCCGGAAGAAGCGGATGAAGAAATAGAACTGGACGAAGAACCAGAAACAGAACCGGAAGATAAAGATATCCGGGAAGCGGTCCTTTATGTTGTTGACCAATACAGAAAAATGAGGTCACCAATGAAATACCTGGTCACACCAAAAAATGAAATATTTAGCACAACATGCCGCCACAGCATCGGCATCGTCGGCGGCGATAACAAGGATATCTTCGATGGAGACGTCATCGAAATCGACATGGGCAAGCCAAGCTATGCAATCGTCATCTATGAGCCGGACCGCTGCCGCTATGAGATGGCCACGCTGGAAGCAAATAATTTAACCGGGAAGGTCAAGTTCCCGGTATTGCCACAGGTAGGCTTCGGAGCCATTATGAACCGCACATCGATAAAACGGCTCGGCAACCTATGCATACCAGGAGAAGCGGAGCAAATAGTACATACTATCATCAAATATGTAGAAAGGAGCACGAAAGATGCGGACGAAAGTGCAGAACCTAACCATCGGTAATAATGCCGGCGAAACGACAACGGCAACACTCGTATTCATGGCCCTTCATGATGACTATGGCTTCGGCCAAAAACGTCTGGAACGAATCAAAATGAAATGCAATGAATACAACAGGCAGGAAATAAAAGATGATCCTACATTCGAAGGGACGGCCTTCATTGCGATGAGACAGAAAATGGAGGCGTTAGGAGTCAGCGAACGACTGGAACGGGACTTTATCAACTGGATTATATCCGGAGTGGGCTTGAATGGGCGCTATCAGCGGACGTCGGCGATGGCCAGCGTCGAAGCATCGTACATTCACCTGTTCCTGGCCATTCACGAATTGTTCGGTTTCGGGGCGCAGCGTCTCAAAGCCATTCAGCAGAAAATCAAATTCTATGCCGGCTGTATCCGCGAAGGAGAGCCGGGGATTGAAGAATTTATGAAATGTATGGCCGTCGAATGTGGTCAGGTATATCCGGGGCTGATTGCCTGCGAAGAAAAGTACGGAGAAGTAAAGATTTATGGATAAGGGGTGGAAATATGATTTGTCCTTGCTGTGGCCGGGAATTCCAGGCCAAGGGAAATGGAAAGTACTGCGAATCATGCCGGCATCGCATCTTAGATGAATATACAAAGTGGCGGCGCATGAAGACGAGAAAGAAACTGAAGAAGTGTATCGTATGTGGGCGGCCACTGGAACACTACACATCGCCATATGTGTGCAGCCATGAATGTGGAAATATTGCCAAGAATATCTTGCATACAGAAAAGCAGCGGCTGTCACGGCAGGCAAATAAGCAATGGAAAGAAAAGATGTGCTATGGGAATGGGAAGGAACAGCCCGTACCCCGGCGCAAACTCAAGAAGCCATTATCGCCGTTGGGTCTCGATATTGAACAGGCGAAACTTCACCACATGGACTATCCGACATGGATGAACAGCAAAGAACGGAAGGAATGGAAAGCACAATGCACGTAACAGATCATGAACTCAGGGCCATAGTATGGCGGGGTATGATTATCATCAGTCTTTTATTTTGGGGCGGATTTATTTATATTCTGGCCCACATCTTAAATTAAAAAGGGACAATGGAAACGTTCATTTCGAGCGTCTCCATTTTTCCATATATATGTATATAAAGGAAGTGATGGGCCACAGGCCCATTGGGGCTTGTAGTAGGCGTTATATTTAGTGCCACCTGGAAAGGAAGTGAGACCATGGGGTTTGTTCGTAATGTGAAATATTTCTGCGGAAAAAGATATTTTGAAACGGATTTGTTTGAAGTTCCCGATATGGGGAAACGTGGAAAGAAGATGAGAGAAAAGAAAGTCAACCTGTCTTCGCCGGATCAAGTACGCCGAAATAAAAAGAAGGCATTGCGAACATTCTGCCAGAAAGTAAAAACGAATTTCACGGGAGACGATGTTTATTTGACATTGACCTATGATACGCTGCACAAACGGGACAACGTGAAGGATGCCAAGAAAGACTTCCATAATTTCATCAAGCGCGTGAACCGTCGGCGTAAAAAAGCGGGGCTTCCCTCGGCAAAGTATATGGGAGCCATCGAACGAAAGGGAACGAATATTCATTTTCACCTGATCATCAGCGGGGGCCTGGACCGTAACGAGCTGGAAGACGTTTGGGGCAATGGCCTGAGCAATGCCAGCCGGTTGCGGATAGACGATGCAGAATTGATGCAGCGGCTCTGTCAGTACATCATGAAGGAAGCCCGCGATAAAGAGAAATTTGAGAACACGTATATTTGTTCACGTAACCTGGAAAACCCGAAGGTTACGAAAACAGACTGGGCGTTTACGCACCGCAAGCTGGAAGAACTGGCCGGGCAAACTGACTGCCGGGACGTATGGGAAAAATTATATCCCGGATATGAATTCATCGAAGCCAGCAGTACGTTCAATGAATTGACGGGCTGGCATATCACGGTAAAAATGACGAGGAGGGATAGCGACGTATATTGCAAAGACAAAAAGAGTACGCCTCCGGGGAGTCAAACTAAAACGGCTCAACGACAGCGTACACGAAAGAGACGGGTATAAGTGCATCGTCTGCGGGAGCTACATCGACGACGGGGAAAAGATGCACCATGAGCCGTGCGGGATTTATAAGTCGGATGAAATCAATAAAACCGTCACGCTTTGTGAGCGATGCCACTACGAGCGCCACCACGGGGCCAGGGCGGCAGAAATACGAATGAAGTGCGTGGCCTACTTACGAACTCTTTATGGGGAGGCAGGCGCACGTAAAGAATAGGAGGTGAGACGATGGAAGTGCATATCAGCATTACCGGGGACGACGAATCCGGAAAAAAAGTTCTGGACATTTTGACGGGCGGCGGCATACTGGACAATCTGGAAACGCCAGCCAAGCCCAAGAAACATCCAGGACGACCGAAGAAGCACGTAGAGGAAGATATTGACATGAACGAAGTGTCGGAAAAGATTTTCGGAAAGTAGGCGAGGCGAATGAACAGTGAACATTACCAAGACCCGACAGCGGAAAAAGCAATCAGCCGGGTTGAGAAGAAGCGGCAGGAGAAGCGGAAGAACCGTAGGTATCGTATACGCCGGATGCTGTTGAAGCGGGCGCTGGAAGAAATTGCGACTATCTGCGGATTCAAGGTGCACATTACGTTCATCGAAAGCAAGGTGAAGTTATGATCATCCACAAGATTTGCGTGCGCAGTAATGTTGTCCGAATCGGATACATCGAAAACGAAAAAGAAGCGCCGCGGGAATATGTACTGAAAAGCAAAGAACTGGCCCGGCCAGAGCTGTATAAAGCCATGGAAAATATTTTTCAAATTATGGCCAATGCGGACACCTGCTTTGCCGCGGTATGCGACGGGGAGATTGAAGACATCGTAATTAAATACAACCGGGACAACAGCGTCGATAATTACGTATTAGCCGGAGCGATGCACGGCGATGACGGATTAGTCGCTACATTCAAGACGGAAAAGATTTATGCTAGAGCTTGGATGGAGCTGGACAATGCCGTGCGAAGCGCCATGAAGGAAGCGGAATTATTCATCCAGGGAAAACGGGCGCAGATGACGCTGGACATTGAAGCGGAAACGCCGGCACAGAAATTAAAGGGAGGGGTAGCGTGACAAGCACAGAGTATCTCAAACTGGTCTATGAGTCGGAAGAAAAAGCCAACATGCTGCTGAAAGAAATCAGTCAGATCCAACACGACTTGCTGGCATTGAATGCCATTGATTATGAAAAGCCGCGAGTCAGCGGCGGGAACGGGCGGAACGTAATGGAAGACCGGATTATCGGATTTCTGGACAAACGCGACCAAATGTTACGTGAATACCTTCAGACCGTAAACCGCCCATGGGAATTCAAGAAGCTCGTCGAATGTATGGATGACGAACGGATGCAGGCGATAATGAAGCGGCATTATTTGTGGCACGAAACCTGGGAAAAAGCCTGCGAAGGAATCTGCTCAGACAGCTGGCTTCGACGGAAGGAAAACGGATTGCGCGCCCAAGCGCTGGAAGAATTCGACAAAATCTTCAAAAAAAATAAAATTAGTTCATGCTAGTTCATGGTAGTTCAGGTTAGACCTGTGGTATAGTGTATATGTGAAGCAATGGGAATGGCGTAGAGCACATGATTGTTTTCACCCCTCAAGAATAGATAGACACGCAAGGAGCAGCACCCCGTCCACATAGACGGGGTGTTGTACTACCCGGACAGCGGCCATGCGCCATGGGTCGATACACAGGATGTACCTTGCCTGTATGCTGTGCGCATCGGTGACGCTGGATACAAAACAGAAAGGTTTTGCGAAGGTTTCTGGTCAACTTGAGGAAAATAAGATTTTTGATTCGATGAGTCCGGAAATTTTTATTTCTGGATTTTTTTTGACTAGGTTCTTCTGGGTTAACAAAAGCCTTGCGCTCACCGAGGCGAGCCCAAAAAAAATCTAGATTTTAGTAAAATTCAGCCCTTAATTTATATTTTCAAATGGTTTTATGTGAAGCGGGATATGATTTATTTATATAGCTCACGCGTTCGCATAAACAAACCCAAATGTTAAGTCAGAGAGGAGGGAGGGCGTCATGAAAGTACGCGGGAAAGCCCGTGAAATCACGGTTACTCAGCGTTCGCTGGCCGACGCAATCGGCTTAACCCCTCCCCGAATATCTCAGTTAATCCAGGAAGGCGTCGTCATTCGCGATGAAAAAGACAAGAGTGGCGGCGTCTTTTTGGTACAATCCATCCTCAATTACAAAGACGCCACCAAAGGAAGCGGTGGCGATGAAGACATCGACTATATGACCGAAAAGGCCAGGCATGAAAAGACGAAGCGGGAAATCGCTGAATTACGCCTGGCCAAGATGGAACACCGCGTATACAGTGCCAAAACGGTCGAATTAGTCATGACGGAAATGTTGTCTAACTTGAGGACGCAGCTGTTGGGACTGCCGACAAAACTGGCGCCACAGCTGGAAGGAAAAAATAAAGAAGAAATTTACGCCAGATTGACGAAAGAATTGGAAGAAAAGCTATCTGAGCTGAGTGAATATAGCCCGGATCTCTTCACCGATGAAGAAGTAGAAGAGGAGGACGAGCCATGAAGTCAGCGAAAGAATTATGGCAATATATTTCCCGGCACGGCTTGAAACCGCTGCCGAAGACGTCTGTCAGCGAATGGGCTGATACGTATCGCTATTTGTCGGCTGGTGTTTCGTCAGAGCCTGGCAAATGGCGGACGGAACGGGCAGAGTATCAACGGGCCATCATGGATGCCTTCACAGAACCCGGCGTACATCGCGTCGTCGTCAAGTCGGCGGCGCAGATTGGCAAATCAGACATCATGAACAACGTCATCGGCCGCTTTGCCCACCTGGACCCGGCTTCCATCATGATGATACAGCCGACAGTAGACATGGCCCAGGATTATTCCAAATCACGTATTGCTCCCATGATACGCGACACGCCCGTATTGAGTTCGTTGTTCTACGATGTGAAGCGGGCCGGGGATAAGACGGCCAAAACCAGGGACGGAAACAACACGATTCTGTCGAAATTCTTCCCAGGCGGCCGACTGGTCATGTGTGGAGCTAACAGTCCAGCCGGACTGGCCAGCCGGCCGGTACGGATTCTGTTGGCTGATGAAGTGGACCGTTTTCCTGAATCAGCTGGAAATGAAGGCGATCCGGTGGATCTTGCTAGTAAGCGTATGACGACATTCTGGAATTATGTCATGGGTTTGTTTAGTACACCAACTATAGAGGGCGATAGCCGGATTGAAATTGAATACAATGCAGGCACGCAAGAAGAATGGCAGCATCAATGCCCTAATTGTGGCGAATGGCACTTGATTCGTTATTTGGATATGATAACAGATGCGGAGGAACATCGTGATAAAAGCGGGCGCCGTCAGGTAATTGTTCATGGCGTAAAATGGCGATGCCCTGATTGTGGATTTGAGTTTACAGAACAACAAATGAGAAATGCGAAACAGATGTATGTGGCCCGAAATCCCAAAGCATTGTTTAATGGGATACGCTCATTTTTTATTAATGCCTTTACCTCTCCTTGGATTGGCTGGAATGATATTATGCGGGAGTGGATGGAAGCCAAGGGAAATCCAGAGCGAGAAATGGTTGTTGTTAATACCCGTTTTGGAGAAAGTTATCATGAACAAGGCGCTTTCGAGGATGAAACAATCTTTCTTAGACGCCGGGAAGCATATGGAGCAGAATTGCCCGATGGCGTGCTGTTATTGACGGCAGCCGTCGACACCCAGGACAATCGACTGGAATATGAAGTATGCGGCTGGGGAGCCGGTGAAGAGTCGTGGGGAATCCGCAAGGGAATTATCTTAGGGCAACCAGATTGGGAATCAACATGGAGTGAACTAGATAAAATACTTGAACATGTATACCGGTTTAAAAACGGGACCGGGTTGAAAATCGTCCGGACTTTCATCGACTCTGGCGGTCATTATACCGGTCATGTTTATCGCTATTGCGAAAAAAATTTCATTAAACAGCGATTTGCCATCAAAGGATATAGCAATCGCCCAGGAATTCCGCTGAACTACAAAATCGGGAAGGCATCGGGGACGACGATACCACTGGTCATCCTCGGTGTCGACGATGGCAAACAGCAGGTCATGAACCGCCTGGCCATTAAATCACCAGGAGCACAATATATGCATTTTCCATTGGATGAAGACCAAGAAGGCTTGCAAAATAGGGGATATGATGAAATCTACTTCAAAGGAATTATGTCTGAACGAAAGGTAAAGATAAGACGATATGGCAGCATTCGAGAGATATGGCAGCCAACAAAAGGTGTCCGAAACGAACCTCTGGATCTTCGAGTCTACAACCTGGGATGCATGTTGTCGGTCAATCCGCAATGGGATGAACTGCAAACTATCATGAAACAGCCGGCGCAGGAAGCGGTTGTCAGAAAAGAACCACCTAAGCCCGCAAGGAAACGACGGGTCAGCAAACAGACGAACATTTGGTAGGAGGAACTAATGAGTAAACTGCAAAATGAACGACTGGCCCGGTATGTAGAAGCCGAGAAGGCCGTTTTGATGGGACAGTCGTATACCATCGGGAACCGGACCCTGACAAGGGCGGATTTGTCCAGTATCCGCGTCGCCATCGACAACCTGATCGCCAGCGGGGCGACGCTGGATGACAGCGAAACACCAGGGAAAGGGCGCGGGAAGCGCATTGTATTTTTCGATTAAGGAGGGCCGACCATGGCAAAACGAAATAAACGGTCACGACAAAAGGCGCGGACGCCGACAATCCAGAACAGCGGTTATTCAAACGGCGGGGCTTCACATGAAAGCAATATTCTAAAAGCCTACAATCCGCGAAAATATTCCGCAAAATCAGACGTAAACGCCAATCTGTATACGTTGCGCAACCGCAGTGCCGACCAGTCTATCAATACGCCCATTGGGGCAGCGGCTATCATGACCAGTTCACTGCATACGATTGGGGCGGGGTTGCATCTGTTTCCGCGCCCCAAGTACAAGCTGTTAGGTATGACAGCCGACGAGTCCCGGGAATGGTCACGCCATGTAGCCCAGGAATTCGACCTGTGGGCCAGCTCGACACAGTGCGATTTGACGAGGCGCAATAATTTTTACGACATGCAGGACATCAACTACACGGGTTATCTCGTGGATGGCGATGCCTTTTGCCTGTTCAAGCGCCGGCCGCCGACAGCGGATATGCCGTACAGCTTGCGCCTGCAACTTTTGGAAGGCAACCGGGTAAGCAATCCCTATGGCCGGGACTACTATGGCATTACCGGTCCATATGCCGTCGAAATGACGGCGCCCACACCGGGGAACAAAATCATATCCGGTGTAGAAATCGACCCGGATGGAGCTGTCGCCGCCTATTGGGTATCAAACAAAGTACCTGGCGACCCAGTAGACATAGGGACGATTGCCACCTGGACCCGCGTCAAAGCATGGGGCGACATTTGCGGCATGCCAAACATCATACAGACCAGCAACGACCAGCGACCGGAACAATATCGGGGAGCGCCGTATTTATCCCCTGTCATTGAGACGCTGAAACAAGTCAGCCGTTACACAACGGCTGAGCTGACAGCCGCCATTGTAAAGTCCTTTTTCTCACTGTTTTTCACGGAATCCCAGACATCAGGCGGCACGCTGAATGACTTCATCGGCAAAACCATTGCCCCCCAGGGCGGTCCCGTCATCGACCCGGACGAATACGCATTAGGGCCTGGGACCATCAATGCCCTTCCTCGTGGCGTCGATGTCAAAAGCATTGATGCGTCTCGTAGCATGTCGACGTTTGACGCCTTCACGACGAAGCTCTTGGAAATGGTAGGCAGTGCCATCGGCCAGCCTTACGAAGTCCTGATGAAGCATTTCACGTCATCCTATTCGGCCTCCCGTGCCGCCATGCTACAGGCGTGGGAAGAATATAAGCGCCGGCGCATTTGGTTCGCCCGCGATTTTTGCCAGCCTGTCTATGAAATGTGGCTGGCCGAAGCCATTGCCATCGGACGCGTCAAAGCCCCGGGATTCTTCACGGATCCATTGATTCGGAAATGTTGGTGCAACGCCGATTGGTACGGGCCGACCATGACGATACTTGACCCGGTAAAAGATGTCAACGGCAGCGCCTTGCGGACGACATACGGTCTGAGCACACGAGAACGAGAAGCGGCTGAGCTGACAGGCACGGACTTGGAAGAAAATCTGGAACAGCTGGCGTACGAACAGAAGATGATTGAAAAATACGGTCTGACTATCGGAAGCCCGGAAGTGCTGGCCGACAAAGGAGAGACAACCCATGAAGAGTAAAAGATTTTGGCGTTTCGTCAATGAAGCGGGCGACGACAACGCAGAACTGCTGCTGTATGGCGCCATCGCGTCGCAGTCATGGTACGACGATGACGTTACGCCGCGCCAGTTCAACGACGATTTAAAAGAATGTGGCGGCAAGAATCTGACTGTACGCATCAACAGTCCCGGTGGCGACGTGTTCGCGGCCCAGGCCATTTATACGATGCTCAAAGGCTACAGCGGCAAGAAGACCATGCATATCGACGGGATGTGTGCCAGTGCGGCCACTATCATCGCTTGTGCTGGCGACAGCGTCGAAATGCCGCGGAATGCACTGTACATGATTCACAACCCGGCATCCTTTCTCATCGGCGGCTATGATGAACAGGGCCTGGCCAAATTACAGAAAGCGCTGGCATCGACGAAAGAAACGATTTTGAACGTCTATGCAGAACGATGCCATAAGACAACGGATGAATTGGCACAGATGATGGACGATGAAACGTGGATGACGGCCGACCAGGCCCTGGAAAATGGTTTCATCGACGCCATCGACGAAGACTATCAGGTCACGGCCAGCCTGAATGACAATATGCTGATTGTCAATAATATTTCCTGCCCATGTCACATGAAGAACCGGGCACAGCTTGAAAAGATCATCAACAAAGGAGAAAAAAATATGGATGATAAAACCTTAGCCAGCAAACTGGCAGCCTTATTGGGGTTGAACCCGCAGAACGCGAACAAGGATGCGGATGAATCGAAGCGAATTGCTGAATTGAAGGCACTGAAAAACGGGAACGTATACACCGATGCCATGATTGACCGGGCTATCAGCGACGGTCGGACAGCGGATGATGTAGCTCCCTATATCGAAGCCGTCGCCGGCGTACAGTCGCCGAGTGACCAGGCACTAGCAAGCGTACGCACCATGATTATGGAACAGATGCAGTCCGGATCTGAACAGGTAACGCCAGTGCCGAAAACAGGAATGCCGCAGAACCAGGCAGCCGTAAAGAAAGCTCAGGACATTGAAGATGTAGTCAATGCAGCGAATAGATTGAGAGGTGCAAAATAATGGCAATCAGAGAAGTCATCGACATTAAACACGACCAGCTTATCGGCGGGCCGGAAATTCCCATTTTGCTCAAGAACGTCACCTTAACGGCTGGAACGGCCATGAAACGCGGCACGCTGATGACCGTTACCGGGACAGCCGCTGTGGCTACGGCTAAAGCCGCTGTTGCCAATGCTATTTTGAGTTGCGACGTGGATGATAAAGCCACCGTTGCGACGGTCTATGTTTCCGGCCGATTCCATCGCGAATACCTCATTGCCGCCGGCGAAGATACGGTTGACGCACACGAAGAAGAGTTACGAAATGCCGGTATTTTCTTAACATCTGTACACTAGGAGGAACTGAACATGGCTATTGAATTGAGAGATACTGTATCGTTGATGCAGGCAATGGAACGGATTACGCCGCCGGCATCGTTTTTGCTTGATACCTTTTTCCCGCTTGTACCGGCGACAGCCGTTACGACCAAAATTGCCGTAGAATACCGCAAGCGTGGCCGTCAGCTGGCCCCCTTTGTCGTTCGTGGCGCAAAAGGAGCGAGCCTGAAAGACACGGGCTCTAAAATCGCTATCTACCAGCCGCCGATGATGGGGCCGAGTAAGGTAGTAGATCCGGAAGAATTATCGGAACGTGGCTTTGGCGAAAACATCTACAGCACGACGACACCGGCCCAGCGCGCAGCCATCAAGCAGGCTGAAGATATGGTGGATTTGCAGAACGCAATCATCAACCGCAAAGCGAAGATGGCGGCGGATATCTTGCAGACTGGTAAATGCGACATCGAAGGTTATGCCGATGACGGCAAGACGGTGTTGATTGACACCATTGCGTTTGACTTTGACCATAAAGTCACGCCGACGACAACCTGGGATAAAGCCGGCGCGACGATTTACAGCGACATCAAGAACGCTTCGGAACTCATCCAGGAAGACGCCGGTATCGTCCCGACCATGATGATTTGTGGGAAAAATATCGCAGATTATTTGCTGAGCAATGACCAGATCATGAAATGGATGATGGTTCCGACGGCGGACAATCTGTCCCTCATGGGCTTCCAGCCGCAGATCATCAGCCCGCAGATTACTCACGTCGGGCGCATCAAATCGCTGAACCTCGACGTCTATACCTATGCAGAAACGTACACCGACGATGCCGGGAAATCGCAGTATTTCATCGACCCCGATACGGCCATCATCGCCATTCCGGGCCGCGGCAGTCAGCTCCACGGCGCCTGCACCCTGCTCAATGATGCCGGCACGGCCTACGAAACCTTCGTTGCACCGTATGTGCCGTACTATAACGGCAACAAGGATACGCAGGTATTGAGCTTCTACATGTACTGCCGTTGTGTCCTGGCTCCGCAGTTTGTCGACGATTGGGCCGTCATCAAAGCGAAATAGGAGGGATGACCATGAAGTTAGTCGTTACATACGGCTGCGTTTCCATGGGCAAGCACTTATATCGGACTGGCGACTCGTTCGAGTTGCCGGACGATGAAGCGGAAAAACTCATGGAACGGGCCGATGAACAAGTTGTTGCCTTGGTTGGGGACAAAGTGGCCCCGGCTAATGAGCCAGAGACGGAAGAATCGCCGGCAGACGAACCGGGGATGGAACTGCCCCAGGCTGATGCCGCCGCAGCCGTCCAAAAATGAGCACGTTCAAAGAAATGGTAGCTTCGGACATTCCGGCTTTTCTCAATGCCGATGAATTCGCCGAGACGCATGAGCTGAATGGCAAGAAGTATACATGCATCGTGCAGAGTCCCAAAGAAGATGCGATGTTCCAGACACAGGAAATCTATTCTGGTTTCGAGAGCACCCACGGCCAGGTCATCATCATTCATATCGCTAAAGACGATTATGGAGAAGTCCCAGCGGAAGGAGAAAGCTTTACTGTCGATGGTGATTACTGCCTGGTAGATAATGTCATCGACGACATGGGAATCTTAACGATGACCCTGCACAAGAATCACTAGGAGGGCCTATGAGCGTAGAAATCGACATCCAGGGAAATAAAAAAATAATGGATGCCTTGTCCACTCTGAGCGACAAAGAGATCGCCAGGGCAGCCGTAGCGGCCGGGAAGCGGGCGGCCAGAGCGGCACGGCAGGCCGGAACGAAGGAAATCCGAAGCATTTATACCATGAAGGCCGGAGACCTGAAAGCCAAGGCGCAGATCCGGGCCGATGAAGACGGCGCTACCATCCTTGTCAAAGGGGCGCCCGAGGCAATCCATAAATACCAGGCCAAGAAGCGGCGGGACGGCGTCTTCATATCTGTAAAACGAGGGAAAATGACGCATGTCCCCCGCGGCTTTAGCCTAGGCGGGGCATTCGTCGCCCGTAAGGGCAAGGAAAGATACCCGCTGAAAGGTATCTATGGGCCGGCGGTGCCGCAGTTATTCGGCAATCCCGATGTCCTGAGCGTCATGATGGATCGTGGCAGTGACGTCTTTGAAGAACGATTGGAACATGAAATCGAATACAGATTAGGGAAGTGATGCGATGACCCCCTTGGAATGCGCGGAAGGTATCGCGGAATTCTTGAAAGAAAAATTCACGGCTTACCAGGAATATTGTGAAGGCCGGCCAGAAAATATCTTTTCGAGTGTCGATACGGATGTAAATGTATACGCCGGATTCCTGCCCCGGGCGAATAACCGGGCAGACCAAAAGAAACTTTGTCCGGCCGTCGTGGTACGGCCAGAAGCTACGACAGACGACCGGGATAAGTCCGTTACGTCTATCGTCATCTACGCGACCATTTACGATGAAGATATGACCTATGGAGCTCATATGTTGTTCCATTTCCTCGAATTCATCCGCTATCACCTGCTGGCCAACAATCCCATTGCCAAGAAATGGTTCATTGATATAGATGACGGGAATATCAAGACGACGATTCCCGATGACCAGCCGTTCCCACAATGGGTAGGTGTCATTGAGTTCGACGTATTCATTCCGCAGCCACGTCAAACTCATTGGGAGGTTTTAGGAGGCAGATACGATGAATGAAAACAGCAGGCCGGTCATCTACGTCGGCCCAGCCTATAAAGACACGGAAATCCACACGAATCAGATTTTCGCAGACGGGATTCCTGCAAAATATAAGGACGACCCGGTATATAAGCATCTGTTCGTCACAGCGGGCGAATTAGATGCGGCACAAAAAGAAGTTAAATCTACAGGCTCGTTGAGAAACATCATGTATAAACGGGCCATGGCATTACACGGAGGTAAATAAAATGGCATTTTTCCACGGCGTAAAAGCAAGCGAAGTCCCGACCTCGATTGTGGCGACTGTCGCCACTGATTCCGGCTTGCCGGTTGTCTTCGGGACGGCGCCTGTCCATCTGACAGAAGACCCGACGGCCTATGTCAATAAACCCGTCATCTGCTACAGCTGGAAGGAAGCGACGCAGAATTTGGGGTATCATCCCGACTGGGATAAGTACACGCTCTGCGAAGCGATGTATACCGAATTCAAACTGTACAATGTAAAACCAATTGTATTTGTCAATGTATTGGACCCAGCCAAACATAAAGTATCCGTTTCGGACACAGCCAAGACAGTTACGAAGAAACAGGTCATCATTACGGATCCGGTCTTATTGCATACGCTGACAGTCAAGGGCAGTGCAGACGAGTCCGCAGCTACCTTGGATAAGGACTATACGGCGGCATACGACGATGATGGTCAGCTCATCATTACCCTCTTGGATGATGGTGCCCTGGCCTCCGTATCGAGCATCAATGTTACTTATGACAAATTAGATCCGACGGCTGTCAAAGATGACGATATCATCGGCGGCATGTCCACGGATGGCAAAAACAAAGGGCTGGAACTCGTCGACGATATTTATTTCCAGATTGGCAAAGTTCCAGGCCTGTTGGCAGCACCGGGATGGTCTGAAAAGCCGGCCATTGCCGCTGTCATGAAAGCCAAAGCGGCTAAAATCGACGGCTTGTTCCCTTGCATGGTACTGGTAGACATCAATACGGAACAGGTCAAAAAATACGCCGACGTCAATATGTGGAAAAACGGCAACAATTACACGGGGAACAACCAGATTGTCTGCTGGCCGTGTGCCAAAAATGGCGATATGGTTTTCCACTTATCGACCCATATCATGGGCATCATCGGCGTTACCGACGGCAATAACGATGACGTCCCGTATCAGTCGCCGTCCAACCAGACATTACAGGCGACAGGGCTGTGCCTGAAAGATGGCAGTGAAGTAAATCTCAATCTGACACAGGCCAATTTGCTGAATGAACAGGGCATCGTTACGGGCTTGAATTTCTCCGGCGGCTGGAAGTCATGGGGAAACTTTACCGGTGCTTATCCAGGCACGACAGATGTCAAAGATATGTTCATCTGTGTCCGGCGCATGTTCAACTGGCAGTATGTCACCTTTATTTTAACGAACTGGCAGAAGACAGACCAGCCAATCACTCCGAGACTGGTAAAAACGCTGGTAGACAGCGAACAGGTGCGGTTGAATGGGCTGACGTCCAGAGGATACCTCTTAGGGGCCAGTGTCCAGTTCCTGGCTGATGAAAACCCGACGACTGATTTACTGGCCGGCATCTTCCGGATTCACACGAAGCTGACGCCGCCTGTCCCGGCACAGGACATTGAAGATACCTTTGAGTATGACGTATCGAATTTTGAAGCATTATTCTCGTAAGGAGGGAAACTCATGGCAGTAAATAAAATCCCGGAAGTCATCAATGATATGCGGGCTTATATCGACGGCGCCGACGATTTAATCGGCGTCAACGAAGTTGAATTGCCGGATTTGAAATCGCTGACAGAAGATATTGAAGGCATCGGCGTCGCTGGTAAAATCGAAGCGCCGATCGCTGGCCATTTTGATTCCTTGGAATTAAAGATGACCTGGCAGGTGCCGACGAAAACGAGTTCCCGCCTGGTCGGCGGCAGTACATTGGCACTGGAACTCTACTCGGACATCCAGAACTGGGATAGCGGCGCCAATGATTATGAACACGAGCAGTACCGTGTCGCCGTTCGCGGCCGCGTCAAGAGCCACAACCCTGGCAAATTCAAAGCCGGGTCGAAGACGGACAGTGAAACCGTCATCGAATGTACGTACTTCAAAATTGAAATGGGCGGCGCTACGCTCTGTGAAATCGACAAATACGGCTACAAAGCTATCGTGAACGGTATTGACCTGTTGCAGCAGGTTCGAGCCAATATTGGTATGAACTAGGAGGATTCCCATGAAAGAAAAAGAAAACGAACTCGTCAACGCTGAAATCGTAGACCAGGAAAACATCCTGCATCTGACAAAACCACTGCCGAGCGGGCAGACAGAAATTTATTTTGATTTTACGAAGTTGAATGGCTATGCCCTGCTGGCCTGCATGAACCAGGCTAAAAAGAAAGACAAACTCATGACCGTACCGGCCTTATCGATGGAATACCAGGCCATCGTGGCCGCGGCGGCAGCCAAAATGAAGTATGATGATATCCTCAATCTGAGTGGTCCGGACTTTATGGCAGCCTGCTTGAAAGCGCAGAATTTTTTGCTTCCCAAGGAGCCGTAGAAAATATAAGATTATCGGCCATGAGGCTGGCGAAGTACACGAAAACGCCGATTGGATGGTTCCTGGATCAGCCAATCGGTGATTTTTATGAGTGGATTCAAGTCATGAACGAAGAAGTCGAACGGGAAGAAGAAGAAATGAAGAAGGCCAAGAAGGGAGGGCAGTAAAATGAGCCGTGTCATGGAATTAGCCATTGCTATCAAAGGACGGCTGGACGGGTCTGTCGCGTCGTCTATGCAGCGGGCTATCGCCGAGTCTAAAGAGTTGAAGGCGCAAATCAAGGCAGCCAATGACGCCATGCGGAGTGCACAGCGGGCGGCCTCCGCTGAACAGCGGGCCACAGGCCAGGTCAGTGTAGCATCGTATCGGCAGATTGCCGCTCTCCAAGCTCGTATCAACGATTTGACCCAGCGACGGTCCGACATCTTAGATGCCCAGGCCAGAAAGCAAAAAGCACAGGCGGCCTTTGACAGTGCGAAAAGTAATTTGGCTGGGACTGCAATGAAAACGGTTGTCCTGGCAGCACCGTTAGTGGGGGCAACGAAAGCAGCTATGGATTTTGAAAGTGAAATGGCAGAAGTTAGAAAGGTTGTCGATTTTGACACTCCACAGCAATTTAAAGAAATGGGACAGGATATCTTAGACTTGTCCACGAAGATGCCGATGGCTGCTTCGGGGATTGCCAAAATCGTGGCCGCTGGCGGGCAGGCTGGGATAGCGCGTCAAGATTTGATGCAATTCGCCCAAGATGCCGTAAAGATGGGCGTAGCTTTTGATATTACAGCTGACCAGGCCGGGGACATGATGGCCAAATGGAGAAGCGCATTTAACCTAAATCAAGACGGAGTTGTTGCCTTAGCAGATAAGATTAATTACTTGGGCAACACGACAGCAGCTTCAGCACCATTGATTGCAGACGTCGTGACCCGTATCGGGCCACTTGGGGAAATCGGCGGGGTCGCATCTGGCGAAATTGCCGCGCTAGGGGCATCCATGGTTGCCACAGGGGTACAGTCGGATGTAGCCGCAACTGGCATCAAGAATCTAATTTTGGGTATGACAGCAGGCGAAGGCGCCACGAAGAGCCAGGCCGCGGCCTTCCAACAGCTGGGATTTGATGCGGCAGATATGGCCAAGCGGATGCAAACCGACGCTAAAGGCGCCATCATGGACGTTTTTCGCGCATTGCAAGCCTTACCGAAAGACCAGCAAGCCAGCGTACTGGCTGATTTGTTCGGAAAAGAATCCATTGGGGCAATTGCGCCATTATTGACTAACTTAGATGCACTACAGGACAATTTTAATAAAGTTAACAATGCTATGCAATATGGAGGTTCTGTGGATGCAGAATATGCAGCGCGGTGCGGAACAACAGCAAATCAATTATCGCTATTTAGAAATAGTATTACAGCCGTGGCCATTGAAATCGGATCCGCATTATTACCAGCCATTAATAGCATCTTACAGAATATCGTTCCTGTCGTCGTTGCTTTTGCCAAATGGGCCAAAGAACATCAGGTATTGATACAAACTATGGTTGCCCTGGCCGCCAGCTTTGCCGGCGTCTTATTGGCTGCCAGGTCTATTTTAGCTATCAGAGCCGGTTTCAATATGCTTAAAGAGACGGCTAACTTGTTCTTCATAGTAAACAAGAATGGGGAAACCGTATTGCGTGGGGCCGCGATGGCTTCAAATATTTTCAAAGCCGGGTTAAGCGGGCTTGGTACAGCGTTTCGCCTTGCCGCGACGGGAGCCAGAGCCTTGGCTCTGGCCCTCATGGCCAATCCGATTATAGCGATTGTTGCTGTCATCATCGCTGTCGTAGCCGCAATTATTTACTTCTGGAATACAAACGAACAGTTCCGGGCCGCTATCATTGCGATTTGGAACAACATTGTCGCTTTTGGGATGAGCCTGTTTTCTGCCCTGGACGCCTTCTTCACAGGCGTCTGGAATGGAATTGGGGCTATCGCAACAGCGGTTTGGAACGCCATCATGGCCGTGGCCACGACGGTCGTATCCGTCATCATGAACATTGTTTCCGCATTTGGGGCCTTCTTTGCAGGCGTCTGGAACGGATGCCTGGCCATCGCGGCGGCCGTATGGGATGCGATTTCCAGTTTCGTGTCAGCCGCAGCCAGCGTCATAGAAGGCATCATCTCCGCACTGGTAGATTATATCTCCTCTGCCTGGGATAGCGCCGTGGCCGCTGTGCAAAGCTTTGCAAGCAGTGTCATGAGCGCCATCGGCCAGGCTGTAGATTGGGCTATGGAAAAATGGAATAGCCTGGTCAATGCTTTGTCTCATCCGATTGATACTGCTATTAACATAGCACAAAACATAACCCGGACGATAAGCGAAGTTACCGGCGGCGGTGATGATGTCAGTGAAAACGCGAAAGGCGGTATTTATCAGCGCGGTGCCTTCCTGACGACCTTTGCCGAAGACTCGGCAGAAGCGGCTATCCCATTGGACGGGTCGGCACGGGCTATCTCATTATGGCAGCAGGCCGGTGCGGCATTAGGGGTCATGCCCAGAACACCGCAGCGGATGAGCACAGGAACGGCCAAAGCACCTGTTTACAGCAACAGTAGTATCACACTGGACTTCCGGCCGACAATCAACGTCCAAGGCGGCGGTGATGTAGCCAGTGCGGTACGGCAGGCCCTGGAAGAACAGGCACGGCAATTTCAACAGGAACTGCCTAAGATGCTGGACAAGGTATCGGCAGGACGGAGGCGGTTGAGCTATGAATAAGTACACGACGGTCCAGGGGGACATGTGGGATGCCATTGCGTATAAAATTTTCGGCAATGAACTCTATATGAATGAATTGCTGGAAGCGAATGAAACGTACCGGAACACGGCTATTTTTCCAGCAGGGATTACATTGAACATCCCAGACATCAATGTAATCCAGTCATCCAAGATTTTGCCACCATGGAAGCGGTGATGCTATGTCTTTAGAAACAATTAAAGCCAAATTAAATGAATGGAAAAAAGAACTGACGCCGGGGACATTCCTCGGACGCCGGGCTTATGCTCAAATACTGTATACGCCGGCAGGCGAAACAGAGAGCAAAGACATATCCGAAGATATGATGAAGTATCTGCTATCCATTGAAGTGACGGACAACCTGTCTGGACAGGTCGATGACATGACAGTTACCTTGGAAGACAGGGCGCAGCTGTGGCAGGACACATGGTATCCGGAACCGGGGTCCAAATTGGACATTACCCTTTATACACTGAACAAAAACGGCGTCAACGAGGGTATCAAAGAATTGCCAGTCGGAGAATTTGAAGTTGATGAAATAGAAATCAACGGGATGCCGACGACGGTACAAATCAAAGCCGTCAACGCTATTGCCGATACGTCATTGCGAGGCATTAAGCAGAATCAATCATGGGATAATATCAGTCTCTATAAAATCGCCAATGACATTGCCTGGAGAAATGGCATGTCGCTGGACTATGAGCCGGGAGACCAGAACAACCCATCGTATGAGCATGTCGAGCAGTCAGACGCATCAGACCTTGAATTTTTAAAAAAGCTATGTGATGATGTCGGACTGGATCTGAAAATATCGACCAAGACCATTATCATCCTCGATGAATACCAGCTGGAAACCCAAGAGCCGCTGATTGTATTCTGGCGGCCAGGGACTGCCGCGTTTTCTGAGCAGACGAGTGATGATGACGTATCTCCTGAAAATCCGCTGAACTTCACGGATTTCCTGTCCTACTCAATGAAAGCCAAGACCCGTGACATTTATCGGGCCTGCCACGTTAAATACAAGCAGGGCAAGAACAAAGAAGTCATCGAGGGCTACTTTGAAGCACCGAATAAGCAAACGGGGCTGACGTTGGAGGTGAATGAACAATGCGACACAGTGGACGCCGCAAATAAGCTGGCCAAGAAAAAATTGCGAGAACAGAACCGGGATGAAATCACGGCATCTTTTAGCCTGTACGGCGACTTCCACTTCATGGCCGGCATTATCATCGGTTTCATGAACTTCGGCGCCTTTGATGGAAAATATATCGTCACAAAGGCAACACACAGCCTGGGCAATGGTTATGTACTCAGTCTGGAAATGAGGAGGTGCCTCGATGGATACTAACATCAAAAAGCTATTGGAAAACCTGATATTTTATGGCACTGTATGCGCACTGACTCCGAAAGACGGAACCGTGCGCGTGTGTCGTGAAGATAAAGGAAATAAGGTAACGAACGATATGTTCGTCCTTCAACGCGGCTCATCGGAATCGAAAGATTTTTGGATGCCGGCTGTCGGGGACCAAGTGTTCTGCATACAGATGCCGAACTTTTCGGGTGCCGGCGTAGGTGATGGATTCGTGCTGGGAACTTTCTTCAGCAGAACTGATGCGCCGCCTGGCGGAGCCGATGCCAATACACGGGTCATCGACACACCGGGAAACCTGAAAATCAATGTCGGCGGGGCTTTGCAGATTAACGCTTCCGGCGGGGATGTGGTAGTTAACGGCATATCACTCGTGTCGCATGTACACGGCGGTGTCACGCCAGGCGGCAGTAAAACGAGCACGCCAGAATAGGAGGTGCCATGTATATCGGATATATGGGCAGTCTGCCATTCATCGTATCGTCACATTATCTAAGGACACCGGCCAACTATCAGACCGAGGCAGGAAGCCGCTGGCAGGACCATGACATTATCTATCATAAGCCGGTCAGTGAGTTCATCGGGCCGAAATTACGAACAATCACCTTTGACCTTATCCTCACAGCATCGCATAACATTGCGATAAAAAAGGACTTGGCCACGATGAAGGAGATGTGCGAAAACGGCACCGTATTCCCGCTAATCATCGGGATGCGGCCAGTCAGCCAAAACTACTGGCGCCTGGACTCCATGTCCGTTTCGGACACTTTTTTTAGTTCTGTCGGGGCATTAATTTGGGCCAAAGTAAACGTCAAGCTTGTCGAATACGATGATAGCAACTACCAGGAAGAAAAATCGAAACTAAACCTTTACGGTAGCATTGCCAACGGGATACTGACCGTCTTTAGATAGGAGGACATCCGTGGAATATGTTGTAATGCCAGACGCCAAAACAATTGATTTTGCGCCAGCAACGAAAATCGAAGAAATATTGCAGAATGTCCGGACCATCTTAGGGACTGTGAAATTTTCCGTCCCGCTCGATAGAGAGTTCGGAATTTCCGGAGATGCCGTAGATAAGCCCATGTTACAAGCAGAAGCGGTTTTATCGAGTGAAATTTTTGCTCAAATCAAGCGCTACGAACCAAGGGTAAGTATTACGGAAATAACATTCACGGGCGACATAAAAGGACGACTTACGCCGAAAGTGACGGTGAAAATTAATGAAACTAGCTGATTTACCAGACATCGAATTCGTAGACGGGGACGCGGAGAAAATCAAAGCCGCCGTCTTTAACGACTATACCAGCATAACTGGCCGGACCTTAGCCCAAGGCGATCCGGTACGACTGTTCTTGCTGGTCGTATCCGAAGCGATTGTCCGTCTTGTAAATAATCAAAATTACATCGGCAAACAGAATTTGCTGAAATATGCGTCCAGTGGAAATCTGGACAACCTCGGCGCTTTTTCCGACACGACGCGAATACCGGCATCGGCCGCAACGACAACGCTGCTGATTACGTTGGCAGCTAAACGCGAACAGGAAACCATCGTAAAAGCCGGAACGCGTGTAACGACAGACAGCGGTATTTATTTCGCAACTAACGAAGATGCGGCCGTCCTGGCCGGGAACCTGACAACGACGGTAAAAGCAACATGTCAAACGGTCGGCACAGTCGGAAATGGGTTCCTACCTGGCGAAATAAAATCCGTCGTTGACCTGGTGGCCTATGTGGCTTCCATCGTCAATACGACGACCAGCGCAGGCGGCGCCGATGAAGAGTCAGATGACGACTATCGAGAACGCATCCACGAAGCGCCGGAACGCTTTTCCACGGCCGGGCCGACAGGGGCTTACGAGTATTGGACGAAATCAGCCAATAGCGGCATCATCGATGTCGCCGTAACCAGTCCCAGCGCCGGGGCCGTTGAAATACGGCCGCTCATGACAGGCGGGACATTGCCGGAGCAGGAATTACTGGACGCGGTAAAAACGGTAGTGTCTGCGGATAAAGTACGTCCACTGACCGATAACGTATCGGTCGTCGCACCGGATGCGGTATCCTATGACATTACCCTGACCTACTATACCGACGTCGGCACTGCGGAATCTACTATCAAAGACGCCGTAATGACAGCCGTGGATAACTATCGGCTGTGGCAGAAATCTAAAATTGGCCGGGACATCAACCCGTCGCGACTGATTGCCGATGTGATGGCTGTCGCCGGCGTAAAACGCGTCATCGTCACGGCACCGATCTATACCGTGCTGACAGGCGTACAAGTAGCCCAGGATAAAACGGTATCCGTCGTCTTAGGAGGGAGTGAAGACGAATGATAGATGCGGAGTACAGAATCGCAGAACATTTGCCGGAATCCATCAACAAAGACCCCGTACCGAATTTGGCCCGTGTCGTCGATATGGCACTGTCCGATATCAATCCGGATTTGTTACTGATTTACCCAGCCGTTGATGGCCTGCCGGAAGCGCTCATTGACCATCTGGCAGAGCAGATGCACGTCGACGAATACGATGACAATTCGGACTTGTCTGTAAAAAGGCAGCAAGTCAAAGAATCGTTTTTACTGCATAAATTCAAAGGCACAAAATATGCTGTACAGCGGGCCGTAGCTACGGTGTATCAATCAGCTGTGGTGCAGGAATGGCCTGAATACGACGGGCATCCCTATCACTTCCGAGTAACGCTGATAACGGCCCCATTAGATGGAGCAACACTGATCAATAAAATGGTAAGGTTGATCAATGCTTATAAAAACACGAGATCATGGCTGGATTATGTGCAATTCATCAGGCGATGCACCGGAGAAGCTAAGTTCGGCGCGAATATGAGCATTGTTCGCCAGACATGCATTACGTTTGATTTAAAACAAATGCTGATAGCACAGAAAGATATTCATTTCGCGGGCGCTGTCGGCACATTCAGGAGGGATGTCATTCATGGCAAATTGGAATAAAATCACCATGACCGATGTCGGGGCGACATTGCAAGCTAAAATCAATGCGGGCCTGACAACACTCAAGTTTACGCGTGTTGCTATCGGGTCCGGTACAAGGACCGGGTCGTTGAACAGTGCAACAGCACTAATCAATGAACAGATGACACTGGGCATCAATAAAATTACGCAAAACGGGAATACCGTAACGCTGGAGCTGACTATCAGTAACAGCGGGGTTAAAACGGGATTCAAGATATCAGAGCTGGGACTATTTGCGACGGACCCGGACGACGGAGAAATCATGTATGTGGCGATGACGGACGATAATCCGGATTATATGCCAGCTGAGGGCGGAAGCACGGTCGTACAGCAAGAATTTCAGTTACAGTTTACCATGAGCAATACGGGTAACGTGTCAGCGACGATTAATCCTAACGGTTTTTTGACTGTAGCGCACAACACCGATGAAATGGCTCATGAAAATATTTTGATGGTTACATCAACATCAGATAAACCGGCTTCCATGTCAGACCGTGGCATGTGGGTAGAAATCGTCGAGTAGCGAGGTGATACAATGCTGAAAATCCGAGGCATGGACATCTACTACATCCGCGGTGATGACGACAGTTTTACTATTCAGCCGGTGCAGACGGACGGAACTCCCATCACTGGGTATACCGGCGTCTTCTCTGTCAAGCATACATATGACGATACCGACTACGTTCTGCAATGTCCAATGGACGGGTCCGTCGTAGATCTGACGCACGAAAAGACCAAGGGTCTTGCCTACGGTGATTATGTATGGGACGTCCAGCTTGTACTCGCAGACGGCACGCACCAGACTATCGGGCCGGGCAAGTTACATATGCTGCCGGACGTCACGACGACGTAGGAGGTGGCATCATGGATAAACTACAGGCTGTGCTTACAGCACGGTCGCCTGCACTGTCTGCCCGTCTGAGCACTGGGAATACTATGACAGTGGGCATGGGCGTGGCCGTGGCGAAAGGAGCCGTCTATACGCCACACATCACGGATGACGGCATCTTGTCTTGGACCAATGACGGCGGTCGGGACAATCCAGCCCCCGTGGATATAAAGGGCCCGAAGGGAGATACAGGTCCGCAGGGGCCAGTTGGGCCACAGGGGCCGGCAGGAAAGGACGCACTGGCAGATACGATACTGAACATGGATATTGATGCGATTTTTTAGGAGGAAGCTATGGCAACTAAATTTCTGGACCTTGAGGGGCTGAAATACTTTAAAACGAAGCAGGATGCGGCGAACGATGGGAAATATGTACCCCAGGGCATCACAATCAACGGCGTCGCACTCAATAAAACGGGTATCACGATTACTGATGATACGAAGCTGAGTAAAACTGATGCAACGAGCATCTATTTGACTAAAACAGATGCGGCAAAAACCTACCTCGGCCTCGGCGCAAAAGCATCGACTGCCGGCGCAGCCGATACAGCGGCAAAGCTGGCAACGGCACGGACTATTAACGGAGTTAGTTTTGATGGCTCGGCAAATATCACAATCCACGCAACAGACAGCACAGCACGTATCGCTACATCGCTCATCGGCGCGGCAAACGGTGTTGCCCCGCTCGGATCTGACAAAAAGATTCCGGCCCAGTATATCCCAGGCGACATTGGCGAAGTACTCGAAGGCTATTACAGTGGCGGCAAATTTTACAAAGAATCCACGCATACGACGGTAATTACAGGCTCGACCAACACAATGTATGTAGATATTGGCAGCACTGACAATGACGTATACAGATGGTCCGGCACGGCCTACGTGCTCATCAACGATGCCGTCAGCACCGCGGATAAAGCCGTCCGTGATGGCGACGGAAACACCATTTCGACGACCTACGTCAAAGCCGTAAGCGGCAAAGGACTCAGCACGAACGACTACACGACGGCAGAGAAGAACAAGCTGGCCGGGCTCTACAACTACACGCTTCCCGCTGCTACGTCCAGCACTCTGGGAGGGGTGAAAATCGGCAGCAACATCACTGTGTCGTCCGGCGTCGTCAGTCTGACGTCAGCTAATGTCACAGCAGCCCTCGGATATACGCCGGCAAATTCATCCAGCACAGTCACCTACTCGGCACTGAGCCAGACTGACATTGATACGTGCTTTGCATAATAGGAGGCATCTGTCATGGCTACTAAATTTTTAGATGCGGCCGGGCTGAAATATGCAGTCAGTAAAATTAAGACACTGATTGCGGCAAAGCAGGATAAATTGACGTTCGACAGCAAGCCCACGTCTGGCTCTACCAACCCCGTCACCAGCGGCGGCGTATACGATGCGATTAATAACGGCATCACAATCAGTGTAGAGCCGTCTGCCGGATCAAGCACATGGATAGAAGTGCCGACTGAAGATTTATACATAGGCGGAACGGAACCGACCGACCAACACACGATTTGGATTGAAGTCAGTAAATAGGAGGATAACAACATGAGCATTTTAAAAGTTATTTTGCATCACTGGAACAAAACGACACAATCGTATGATAACTTCCATCCAGAAACCGAAGTATCTCAGGTCACGGACTGGAACCAGGGCATCGTCAATACACTTGCAAGTACGGCACTTGGCGGACTCGTCAACACACTGACATCGGACAGCTTGCTTGCGAAGATGATACAGAAAGTTTTAGAAGCGACCGGGGTCAAGTATAGCCTGGGCCAAAATGGATATGTATGTTTCGGTAGCCTGGTCGGCGGCCTAATTATACAGTGGGGATTGTTAGCTGAAGAACAATGGGTGTATCCTCCGCTCACACCGCCAACAGAATTGCTATGCGCAGTTGCAATACATGAAACAACAACAAAAACTACAACTAAATTAGCAAATGAGCTCGGGACTGTTAGATTTAAAATACACAACGATTTTTCTAGCGGAAATGATGGGACAAATAAATCACGTTGTATTATTGTTTGCCGATAGCAATCCACCCATATCCAAATGGCGGTGTATTTGCGCCGAATTTTAAAGAGGTGGCAGTTGAATCAATGTAGCATAAGTAGCATGCGCTACTTGCTTTAGACGATATATCATACGGAATGGCGCATATAACAGTCATTGTGATATTTAGCTTAACATCAAAACTAGTTTTAGTTTCTTCTGTCGCACTTCCCCACTGTTCAAATTCCCATTGCTATTATGTTCTTCGGCTTTATTATTCTGCCAGCTTGATTTTCTGATGCGCTCCACGCTGTTACAGTGCTTAGGTCACTATCATTTAATACGGACACATTTTCATAAACCCATGCACTAGTAGTGCAGGTGCCCAAAACTACAAATTTAATTTTACTGAAAGCGATGGGTAGTGTGATTACCTCATCTGTAGTCTCTTTTACCCACTGTCTATTGGAAAATGCCGATAACATAGCCGTTTATGTTTTTGGCCGTTGAGTGCAGCGTTTTGCCATTGTATGACGGCCACATGTCGTAGTTGTCATCTCCCCCATGAACGGATACGACAGACATTAGCTCAGCGGTTAGAGGCCAGGGAATGGGTACTGAATATTGGCTTCCCATAGGCACATCTACCCACTGTCTAATGCCCTATCGCAATGCACTTCGGAGAGCTCACGGTATTGGAGCCGTTAAGCCGAAACTGTACCGTGCTCGTGGTTGTTTGTCCGTCATTCCAGATAATACAGCTGTCCGTATTATCTGTTATATAGCCGCATATATTCGCAACACAAATAAACACACCATTAGGAAATGCGATAGGGAAAGAAGCGGTTCGATATGGCGCGTTTCCTGCATCTGCATATACCCACTGTCTATTTGCAAACAACAATCCAGTCTGTCCAAACATCACCTGCCGGCCACGCTTGCTGACGATACGTAAAGCTAGACCCAGTTCTATAGCCCGACCCGACTGCGGCTTGGCAGGCATAGGTTTCACAGCAGCATGCTGCTGCCAGTATAGCTCCTGCTGAGATTGGTAGAGTTATTGTTCTTGATACTTCCTCCTTTGTAGCAGCCTGTATTACTATTCCCCACTGTCTACTTGAAGATCCCAAACCATCTGATCTTCACGGGATCGTTAGTATATCCTGGAAGCAATTGAGCCCCGATATGAACAGTGGTTGCATCACATGAAATAGCTGCGGTAGGGATGGATTCGCCACTTGGATAGTCGTAACTTGCAACTCCTTGCAAGAACTCGCTAGCTGTCAACGGAAGTACTCGAGAAGCATTATGAGTCCCTTGCTCATGACCCGTTGCGACAGATACAATTCCCCACTGTTGAAAGGAGATAAATGAAATGACCGAACGCGACAAATCCGTATACCTCATGCTTGGAACTGACGACGAGAAAAAACGTCCAAGTGTCGTAGCGGGTGCCGTAAATGACACAATTTACACGATGAAAGTTGTGGCCGAAAGCTATGGAGTCGTTTTCAGTGATGCTGTCATCGACCAGTTATATAAAGAGCTGGACGAGCATCTAAATCGGATGCAAGCTCCATAATTATCAATATGTTTTAACTAAATGAGAAATAGAGTATTAACCGTATCATCGGTATTCCGCATCCAATAAAATCATGAGAGGATGCAGATTTACCGATTTTTAAAGTATCAATAGTAACAGTAAAAGAGCCGCGTAGCAGACGTATTTTATGCATCTGTATGCGGCTCGTATAGTATCGCACTAGTAACAAATCATTTGAGCAACTCGATGCACTTACGGAGCTGTCGCAGCCCTTTGTGAGTGTAGACACGCTCTGTGATGTCGCCGCCGGCATGGCCGAGGATGCGGCGCTTAGCTGTTTCGTTCGCTCCGGCATTGTCAAGCAGGGTTGTGACAGTATGCCTGCAATCGTGTGTTGTATGGCCGGTAGCGTTGATGAGCTGCATGACTGAGCGCCAGATGATGCAATAGCGACTGTAGTCATATGGATTCCCGTTGGTGTCACTCAGAAGAGTGGTTCCGGGAGAATTCATCCTGGCAATTATCAATGGAAGGATTCTGGGATGGATGGGAATAACCCGGATACCGGAAACGGTTTTGCTCCTGGTGATCCGGATGAAACGCTGCCGGATGTTGACGTCTGACTTATGGAGATGGAGAAGTTCTCCGACTCTCATACCCGTATAAAGCAATATCAGCACAGTATCAACGTTGTCATTGCAAGCGGTTTTCCATAAACGGTTTATCTTCTGCCGGCTAAACGGTTTATGTGGCCGGACCTGCTTGTTCTTTCCGATGGATAAGAGCGGAGCATAGTTCTTATTGGTCAGCTCAATCTTGCTAGCATACTGAGATAGTAAAGAAATAAGTGATCGCACTTTTTTAAGCGAGCTGTACGACAGCCCGCTTTTTCTCATGCCATCTATGATTCTTTGATAGTCCATGTATTTCAGACTGGCAAACGGTTCCTGGCGCAGGGATGATAGATGCTTGAATGAATTTTCATAGCTGCACAGTGTCGATTTTGATGGCGCGGTATCTGCCTTATGTGCTGGCAGCCACCGATGGTACAGTTCTTCCAATGTGATTTGATACCCAGGAAGGGAGCGATGGTTATGAGTCTTGTTGTAGTCAGCCTGAAAGATTTCAGCGTCAATCTGGTTGGTAAAGTATTCAACAGGCTTTTGCTTGCCATTTTCCGATATTACAAAAACAAACGGCCTCCTCCGGTTTCCGGACAACCGTTTGATGCAGCCATATCCATTTGGTTTACGCATAATAAAGGCCTCCTTCATAGAGGCTATTTTACTACAGGAGGATTAATGAATGAACGGTACGAATGTTGATTATTACGTTTCTGGATTTGATACAGCCGGCAAACGTGTGGGGTCGATTATCTGTGACTTTGACCCGAACAAAGACAAAAACGTAGAGAAGTTAGCTGCCTTGAAAGAAAAGGCCAAGACCTTATTTACGGATGCGGCTGTTGTAGATGTCGTTTCCGCAGCAGATTATAATCAGTACCTGACTGGCGAATATGTGCGAGGTGCAGATGGTAAACCGACCGCATATATTGCACCGGAGCCAACAGCCGCAGAAAAGAAAGCGTCTGCTATTGCTACGATTAAAGCGAAGTACCAGACGACTTTGGAAACCCTTGTAGAAGCAAGGGTAAAAGCGGCTATGCTGGGCGCTGATACCTCGAAAATTGACAGCCAGTATAAAAATACACTCGCCAATATGGCGGCTGAGATTAAAAACGCATAGGAGGGTTAAATCATGGAATTTTGCGAATACTGTGGGAACCTTTTGAACGATGATGGCCGCTGTCCGTGGGACGAATGCCCTCATAATGCCATTTTAGACGTTATGTCCGCCGCCGAAGCCGCTGACAAGCAGACCACAACAACTGAGACAACCACGCAGAACGGGGGCACGTAATTGGAATCAATCATAACTTTTTTTCGCGAGATGGTTCCAGGCGGGGGCGCTATGGGATGGGGAGCCATAGTGTCATGTGTTGGTACGGCGTTTTCGTATCTCATCGGCTGGAATGACGTAATTGAAGCGTTGCTGGTAGCCATGGCCATCGACTACGTGACGGGAATCTTGGCAGCCTATATTAACCCTAATTTGGCATTGAATAGTCAAAAAGGCTTTAAGGGAATCTGCAAAAAAATCGTCATTCTGCTACTAGTAGCACTAGCTCACGAGCTGGACCGTGCCACGGGCCAGCCGGCTGTACAATCATTGGTGGTATGGTTCTTCTTAGGTAATGAAGGGTTGTCAATCGTGGAAAATGCAGCGAAAGCGGGATTACCAATCCCGGGGAAATTAAGAGCAACCTTAGAGCAATTAACAGATAAAAATGAAAGGACGGTACAGAAATGAAGGTATTTATCAATCCGGGCCATGATATTAAGTATGATAGTGGTGCGGTGCATTATGACACGAATGTAAATGTAGATTTACGCGAATGTGATGTAGCACTGAAAATCGGTACTGCTGTGCAAAAATATCTTGAAGTGGCTGGCTGTGAATGCTATTTAATGCAAAGCGACAATTTAGCACCGACGCCGGCAGGGCGTAGCGACTATGATGATCGCCAAGGTATGACTGTTACTGAAACTGCTAACGAATGGGGAGCAGATGTTTTTGTATCTATCCACTGCAATGCATCGAGCGGCAATGCCCGTGGGACAGAAACAGAATGCTACATCCAGACGGGCAATGGAGGAAGTTTAGCCCGGTTCATTCAATCCCAAATCATTGACAGTATTGATACTGTTGATAGGGGAGTAAAAGAAATGCCTGGATTGCTTGTACTCCGCTATACAGACATGCCGGCGGTGTTAGTTGAAACAGCTTTTATTGATAATGACGACGATGCGCTATTGCTGGTACAACATTGGGATGATATTGCTCGAGCAATTGCACGCGGTGTAACTGACTATGTACAATCTGTTTTTTAATTAAAATCATTAATATATGGAGGAATGAACGATGAGTAAATGGACCGATATTAGAGACAGTGTTGTAGACGCTTTGAACGTAGATGTTGTCACAGAAGATATGAAGAATGAGTTGACACAAAACATCGTAACGAATGCCATCCCGGCCGTCGAAGCTGTTGCCGACAAATTCACGACACAAATTCAGGAACAGAGTAAATCGGAAACAGGATGGAATATGCTCCGAGACCGTATTGTCTTACCGTTGGTCATTAATGGAGCTATCTGGGCAGTGAAATTTGTACTGAACAAGAGTACCGCAACGAATAGTACGGCAGGCTTGCAGTGA